TTCATTTAACGCATTTAACATATCTTGCTGTAAGCTACTAGCGCCAAGTCCACCGATCGCCCTTGCTGCAAACGTCCCAGCGGTTTCCATGCCACCACCTGCACCCGCAAAGGCTACACCTGCCTCTAACTGCGCTCGCTCGGCCCGCTTGGCCGCTTCCTCGCTGGCTCGCTTCTGATCTGCTGCCATAGACTCGGCTAACTTGGTTTGGGCATCTACCACGGCCTGGGTTCGCTGCGATCGCGCCCTGGCTGCGTCCTCTTGAATGTTGGCCAGCATGGCGGCCTGGTCTAGCTCACGCTGCTGCCTACGCTTTTCTAGCTCAGTACCTAACTTGGCTGACTCTTTGCTTTGCTCGGCTGCGATCATGGGGGCGCCTACGCCAATGCCAGTCGCTGCACCTTGGATAAAATTAGCTGCGCTGTCTAAGCCTGCTCCTCGCAGCACATCGGCCAGCGGTTTGCTTATTTTCTGTACCATGCTAAAGGTCGCGCCGGTCATGGCCTGCATGGCCTTGGCCCAGACGATTTGTATATTTGTCGCTACTGTATCGAAAACGCCCTCGATCGTGGTTTGCATTACTACCAAGGCTGACGAGATTCCCTGCACCGCGTAGCTAAATGCGTTACCAAAAAATTCGGTCGTAGCGGCCCAGGCCACTTGCAATGTAGCAAACGCAGTTTGTGCTGACGCGACAAACTTCAAAACATCCATTAGCCACTGCGCAAACGCCTGGCCGGCTATCAGTACAGCGTCGGTGAGGTAAGTTAAAATCGGGGCTAATGCGCCACCAATCAAATTAGCCACGCCCTGTAGGGCCATGCCCATTTTGTCAATAGCATCGTTAAAATTTGCTGCTGCTGCTACCTGCTCAGCTGATAGGCTTACGCCAAACTTTTTGGCTTCCTGCCGCATGGCTGCCATTTCTTCGCCACTGGCAGACAATAGCGGTATCATATCCGCGCCAGCCTTGCCAAATACCTGCATCGCTAGGGCTGCCCGCTGCGTCGGGTTGGTTATTTTCTGAAACGCCGCAAAGATTGCCTCCAGTTGCTGATCTGGTGACTGCTGTTTCAATGTTTCAGGGTCTAGCCCCAGTTGCTTCAGTGCCTGGACGTTGCCGCCAGATACCAGCGCTTTAGTAAACGTCCTGAATCCTTTTTCAAGTGTACCGAGGTCGCTGCCTGATAGCTTGGCTGCATAACCCAGCTCAGACAATGCCTCCGTGGTTAGCCCCGTTCTCGCAGCTGCGTCACCAACCTCATCGCCATAGTTTGCGAAACTGCGAGTAGCAGCAGCAGCTGCGGCACCAGACGCCAATAGGGCGCCGCCAATTAACTTGGAAGCGCCTATTAACGGCTTAGCAAACGCTTTCAGTCGGTCTGCCGCTTGCTTTAGTGTTCGGCGCAAGGGCGAGTCGTCCGCAAATATGCGAACAAACGCGCCCCCTGCCTCAATGCCTTGCTTGGATGCCATAGCGGCCCCGCGTTAGCTGATAACGGTCTTGTAGCTAATCAGTACGTCGATATGCGTTGCGGTCGCCAGGTCGCTACCATCCTTGATAATGGTGATAGCTGTGTTAGCGTCGCATGGGACAAATGATGCGCCGTCGGCCAGGATTAGGCCGTTAGTGGCCGTTCCGATTCGCAGCAGCGTTGACTGGGTCAGTCCAGCTACCTTGGCATCCATCAGCTTAACCACGCTGGCCGACTGAGTGCCGCGTACCATGACGCCGGTTGCAGTTGCTGCGTTGCCGCCAATCGCAATAAGGGCAAGGTCTGTTAACTGATACTGAACCCCTGCAATCGCTGGCAGCAAGGTAAACCCTGCGTTAACCTGGGCGGTTGTGACTCGGAATCGCTTTTGCTGAACGCCCTGTTCGCCTGCGCCGGTCAAATAGACCACTACAGACGCGTCGCCGCTGACTACGCTTTCCACACAGTAGCCGACAAAACTGCCCGAGGTTTCCGTTACGGTCGCCGCGCCGCTGCCGGCTGTGCCGCTGACTGGATCGCCAGTAGGGTTCCAGAATACCTTGGCGCCGCGGGTAATCGCGCCGGTAATCTTGGGCAGCTTGACTGTGCCATTGACTACTAGCGATCCGCGCTCACTGGCTGCGAGGTCGGTTGCTACTACGCCTAAAATCCCTCCAACTCGGGCTACGTCACCCGCTGCCGCTGCGCTGCTTGGCACATAGGGCAAAATGTCTGTAACTGTCTTTACTTCTGCTTGGCTCATCCTTTGGGTTTCCTTTTCTTAAACTGCTCTACTGCCTGTTTCCAGCTAACATTTGACTCACCTAGCGGCTTGTAAAAATCGCTCGGCTTAATTGTTTTGCCGCCTTTGCGTTTGTGTACGTTATACACTGCTGCGGCTATTGTACCCGCCCTAGCCCATTCTGCCTTGCGCCTACTGCCTACCATGAGCAGCAACTCGCCCAGCGTCAGGTCAGTTGGGTCGATCCCGATTTCTCCTGCACACTCAATAGCGAGTCTGTACCCGTCAATTGGTTTGCTATGTCCTCGTAGCTTTCCTCTAGTGCCACTTTGGCCTGCTTCCTCATCAGGCTCAGCACTTTGTATCGGCCTGCCTGGCTCTTGATAAAATTTAGGATTTCATCAAGTAGCGCCTCCCTGGCTGCGTCTATAACTTCGCCGGCTAGTACGTCCTCTAGTTGCTCTTTGCTGCGATCTGCATGTTGCTTTCGAGCAGCTGCCCAAACCAAATCGCAGACCAGCACAGGGTTGGTAAACAGGGCTGGAAACCAGACCTCAATAAGTCCTGGGTTTAGTCGCTGCTCATTGCCCTCGGCATCGAGGTATGGCAATCCTTGGCAGTCTCGGCAGACGCCTACCGTCCAGCGCAGATGCCACGTTTTCTGTCCATCGCTAAAAGTCATCATGGGGGCGCCGTTCCCGTTGCTACTGCCACAGCGTTGGCCACCGCTGCTGGAACGTAGGTTGCGTCTACGGTGATGGCATCCTCCAGCGGCTGCGATTCTGTCCAGCTACTAAAGAATCCCAAAATACGCCAGCCATCGCTAGTGGCTACTGTTTGCAGCCCGTCCAGAATTAGTAAATCCAAATTTACTCGGGTCTGCGCTGCGGTCTCCAGTGCCAAAAAATCTGCGTCGTCTTTGTCTTTGTGGAACCGAAAATCTACGCTGATGTCGGTTAGCGCTGGCAATTGTAATCTGTAGTTGCTGTCGCGGTTGGACGCGTCAAACGTGCTGTTTTCCAGGTTAACAGTCACCTCAATCGTTGGGTTAACCAGCGCCCACGTTGGCGATCCATAGGTAGCCGTGTTGCGGTATACCTTGCAGTCTATGCCTTTTAGCACTGCCATATTTTGCGATCCTTACTTAAATGCGTTTTTAAATAACTCAGGTACTTTTGCTGCGTTTTTGTCTAAGGCTGGGTTCATGTAGGGGTGCGGTTTATAGTCGGCTTTTACGGCTTGCTTTCTGCCGCGTACCATTCTCATCGTTGTTCTGGCCCCGCCGTATTCCAGCGTTCCAGGTGCTTTGGTGTTGCTCAGCTTGATTGGCCCTATAGTCACGCTCTCGGCTTTGTCTACGACAAAAAACAAAAACTTCTTTAACTGCCCTTTCACTTCTCTAGGCGGCTGCCCTTCCTCGGCTGGCCGCTTTCGTTTTTTCATGCTTCGCTTGGCATCGCTGCGAACAAACGCGCCGGCTTTCACCAGCGCTCGCCTGGTGCCTTTGTCTTTGGCTGATAGCACAGGTCGCGAGTTAAACTGCACCTTTGCTAAATCGAGCCTCAGGTTAATCATCGGCAGCCACGCAGTAGCCTACGGCTAAACAAACGCACTCGCTTAACTGGCTTGCTAACCAACTGACGCACTGGGTGGCTAACTACCACCGCTGCGGCTGGTGCTTGCTTATTAGGCATCTGGCATTGGCCGTTAGGGCAATCCTGGGCAAGTGCTAGGGTTAAAATCATGGTCGTAATCATGCTACTACGCTCTCCTCTGTAAAGTCGATTTCTCGTGGCTTGACGTCGGTCATATCACTTAGGCCAACGAAAGTCGTAAATCTTGATTCCAGCATCTGGCGTACAGCGTTGGGGGCCACATAGGCCCAGCCACTCATGCCCCAGCGTTTTGACCAGCTGTTATGCAGCAAATACCAATAACCGTCGCCGCTGCTGACGCCCACAGCTGCATCTGGTAAATACCCACCCAGTACAATCGCATGGCCGCCACCACCTGGCCTGAATGACTTGATACAACCACGGCTATCTGGGGTCATCGCTTGGCCCCAGGCGATCCCGATATTGATTAACCCAGCGCCTGCCGCTAACCACGTTTTCGCCTGTGGCTCGGTTTCGATAAACTGCGCTGTGGCGATCTTAAATTTCGTCGCTGCGTCCCAGGCTGCACTGCTCATGCTTTGCCAGCCACCGCGGGGGTAAACCGCTGGCACTGGGTAGGGCAGGATGTTTTCTGGGCAAATACCGTAGTCTTTGGCTAGCCTAGCGCCACCGTGTAACGTGCTGCCATTGTCACCGATGATTCCATCGAGGCGCTGCGATCCCAGGTAAGCAAATAGACGGCTCAGCTGCAAGTAATGGCCTTTTGTGGCCAGATAGTGGCACCACTCTAAGCAGCTCGATAGGCTGTGGCCCTGGCAGCTGCCCATGCTGCCCTGATCCTCTGTAACCAAAATAGGCCGCGGGTCTACGCGCTCTGGCTCGGTTGTCATTTTGAGCAAAAACGCTGGCGACTGCTCAATGATCGCGTCGCGGTTTTCCAGGTCTAGTCGGTAGCCAAAGTTATCGTCCATACGCACCCCTAAACTGCTGCCCGAGGTCGCGTAGTACGGTGACGTCTGATTTCTTTAGCTCGCCATTGCTTAGGTTGTTTTCTAGGTACTGGTCGATGCCAATGGCTGCTTGCTTCCTTGCCTGGGCAGTTTCGGGCTGCAAATACTCTAGCAGTTCGGCATCGGTTTTAATCGCTCCGTTTTCCACTGCTGCGGCTGCTTGAATAAACGCGCTGCTCATTCCGATTGCGTAATCCTTCAAAAACCGGCTTGCGGTCGTTTCTACCTTCGGCTGGCCGCGCTGGCAGCCTAGCACTAAACCAAACGACAATAGCGAGGTCAACATTAGCAAATCGAAAATAAGTTGGGCGCGGCTATTGCTGATTAACACGGTCGATAATCCTTGCAGCTATAGCCAAAAACACTTCGCGCAGCATGGCATCCAGTTGCGCTTCAATCAAAATGTTCGGGATACCTGGGATGTCTAGTGGCCCAATGTAGTCGTCGTACACCTGGCCCAGCATCTCTAAGATTTTCTCTTTGGGCAGGTCGCCAATGAACGCCACTAGCTGGCCCAGTTTGTCCAGTAGGCGGTCAATCACGCCTAATTTGTTCATTAGGCCGCCACTCATGGGGATACCAGCGGTCAGCGTCGTTTCTAGTTCCTCGATACTCTCGATCATGCTAGTTCCTCGTAACTCGCTCGTAACACACTTGAAAACTGGCTGTAATTTCGCCACCTATCCTCACTGATAGGTACCGGCCACTCTACCTCAATAGCTCGCCAGCCCTCGGGCGGGTCGTCCATCAGGTTTTTCTGTATCAACTCTACATCACCCAGCCACAGCTCGGCATCGTCGTCCCAGGTTGCGGTATCGGTACCAAGTGGCGCAAAAAACGCAACAAACACGGCCATGGTTTTTGGTGTGTTGCTGCGGTTTCTAAATCCAATCGTTGCGTCGGCTGGCGTTACCAAAATCTTAGGTGCGGTCAGTTCGGCGCGGTCTATCGTCGGAATGTTGGCCACTATGGTTTCGTAGCCAGTCAAACCGTTGATTTGTGTCTTAATCTTGTTTCTCAGGCCAAACCAGACGCTGCTCATATCGCGCCGGCTCCTGTCTCAATGCTGTGTATCCTCAATGTCTTTTGCTGGCGATCATGCCAGCGCCAAGCAGCCTCACCACCGATCTGTACAACGGTGTACTGGATCGCTGATGCGCCGCTGCCGGCCTGTATCCTGTCGCCAGGTAGCGGGCGCGTCCCTGCACCCAGCGTTCCCTCTAAATCTGCGACGTCTATCAACCAATCCACCTGCCTACCAGTTAACAGAACACCGTCGCCGGTATCTGTCTCAAACCTGGTTTCAGCGCTGGTGGCTGTAACGCTGACGGTATCACCATCCTGGGCATACACCACAGTTTGCCCTAGATAGCTTTTCCGCTGCGTTCGCAGCCACTCAGCGCCGTTGGCAAGTAAGTCCACTATGCTGCGCCTTTGCTCTTAACCCCAGCTCGTTTTTCCATCAGGTTAACACCAAAGTCGTGATAGCCTCGCATGGAAATGCCCAGCAAATCAAAATCAGCGTCGGCCATTTCCACGGTCGGCGTTTCCACGCCGTTTAAGAAAACGACCTCAATGCTTGCCATTTCAGCTGGGCTGGCCAGCAGATACCAGGCAGTTGTACTGTAGCCTGTGTAAGTGCTGTTGCTTAAGTACGGGGTCGAAACCGGAATAAATCGGTTAGCAAAGACGTTTGCGTTTGGTACTCGCTCGGTCGTTGCAGCGCCGCCGGTATTGTTGTTAGTCGAAACAAACAACTCACGGGCAATGGAGTCCAGTTCGGGCGGCACTAGCAAAATGCGAGGCATAATTCCCAATGGCTCACCGTCTGGGTCAGTCTGCTTCATAAACTTTTCTACACCTTGGCGCAGACCTTCGCTTGCTAGGTTAGTCGTCGCACCGCTGATGTAGTTGTTGTTGCCCGAGGCGAAAAACGATGAGTTGTCCATAAACTCAGTCCAGAACACTTTGTTGAGCTTAGTTGCAGCTCCACGGCCCAAACGCTGACGAACGCGATTAAATGCGCCCATGTCGTCGTTGATAATGTCGCGTCGGTCGATGCCCATAAACTTGGCATAGGTGTCGGCCTGGTTGGTGTACTGAACTTCGTTTAGCGTACCGTGTTTGATTCGCTCACCGCGGCCCAGCTTTTCATAGTCAACGTCGCCTACTAAAGAGTAGGTTTCCATCTGCTTGAAGTCGCTAACTGGGCTAATGAGGGCGATCTGTCGCCAAGCGTTATCGACTGCGTTAAAGGCGTCCATAATCATCTTGTTAGCGACGTTGGACAAAATGCCCGATACGTCGTAGGTCGATACACCGCTTGCGGCTTCGACTGGGGCAAATGCTGCTCTGAGCAGACTCTTAACGTCTTTGTTGCTTTCACCCGTCCAGCCATTGCTGCGGGCTGCCATGCGCAAAAACTCGGTAACGGTCAAACCGCGCTTCCAGTTTTCTCGGGCAGCCTCAAGGGCTTGTGGTTTGTAGTATTTTTCTGAATCAAACGCGCTGCCCATAGCGAGGGCCAGGCCGGCCTCGATGACTTCACCGGTCAGCTTTTGGCCGCTGCTGCGTCGGATGTTCACACCGCGGCTGCTGCGTACTAAACCTAGCTCAAATTGCTGGGCGTCGGTTTTGTTATCGAGGGCATGGGTTGCGGCTGCCTGAACCGTGTTGACGTCGTAGCCTAACTCAATATATCGCTTGGAAATATCAACAATTTCTTTCTGTCGCTGCTTTTCCAGCTTGATCTGGTCGAACAGTCCTTGAACGTCTGCCGAGTCTGTGCTTTCTGTTCTATCTTCCATTTTCTCTGTTTCCTCTCTTTGCGCGGCCACCGTTGCTCTAGTTGTGCGGTCTGCGCCTAGTGTCACAAAACTTACCTCGTACAACTCACCACCTCGCACAACATATGCGGGGCCATTTACTCTCGATCCATTCACCATGGCCGTTTCGCCATCGGCTAAAAACTGCGGCTTGGCGATCACATCCACGCCTACCGATGCCTGCCAGGGGAATCCGCCCTTGGCCAGGTCGATAACCTGTTCAGCGTCTGGGCTGCTGGCGCTAATCACGCCGCCAATGTCCAGGCGGTTAGGCGGCAGCACTGTTGGCGATCCATGGCCAATGATGCGGTCACTATCGTGATTGCGAAATAGCGGTATGCTGGTTGGCGTCTGTAGGCTTTCCAGGTCGATAACAACTGGGTGCCGATAGCCGCCTACGCGCACTGGGCCACCGTTGTAAGCGTTAATAGCCACAGTCGGCCTGGCTGGTACGCCCTCGATGTCGGCCTGTAGCTCAATCGTGGCTTGGCTTGATAATTCAATACGTTCAGACTTGCTCATCTGGGCTATCCTCTACCGAGTCCTCTAGGTCGTCCTCGATGTCATCTTCTGGGCTATCTTCTATTTCTTCTGGTTGCTCGGCGGGCTGCGGCTGCGTTTGTGGCTGCGGCTGTGCCTGGGCTGCGGTCAACCCCAATTCGCGCATCACCTCTAGTTCCCTGGCTCGCTGCTTTAGTTCATCTTCCCAGTCCAAACCCCTGCGGGCATATTCTCGGGCCAGCGTCGTGGTATGGTTCGCCAGCTCAGCGGCTTGGCCGGCTGCCTCTTTCGCCCTGTCCACATGCTCGGCCTCGCTCCAGCGCCATAGTGGCGCCCAGTCGTAGGCAGTCTCGGCAAATAGGTCGGGCAAATAGCCAGGTATTAACAGGGCTTCATCTAGCCAGTCGCGCCATAACGGGTCTAAAAACTGTCGCTCGTAAATTAAAACGCGTTCAGCCCCGCGGGTTCGCCAGAATGCTTGTAGGTCTAGCCGGCCAGATGCGTAGTTGTATTTCGAGGCGTCTATAGCCAGCACCGCTGGCATATCTACGCAGCGGGCAGCTTCTCTAACCATCGAGGTTATAAACTGCTCAAACGTCGCGTTAGGGTGCTCGGCCTTAAACTGACTTAGCTTGGCGCCGGCTGGTAGCGTTACCATCGCCCCGCGCTCAATTTCCATGCGCTCCCAGGGTTCGGCTTGATCTTCATCATCAGCGCCGGCCATCTGCTCTAAAACGGCTGCATGGTCTGCGGCTGTCTCGGCTGCGGTCAGTGTGGCTAAAACAAATCTACGCAGCTGGGCAAAGATATTTAGCGAGGGCGTTAACCAGGGGATGCCACGCAGCTGGCCTGGCCGGTCGGCTCGGTATAAATGATAGACGTCGCGGGCGCTAACCCTGATCGCTGATTGGATCGGACTAAAAGTGTCGCCTGGGTGATATGGCAACAGGTAGTAGGCCATGATGTCGCCATTTTGGTCTAGCTCCACGCCGCTTTCGTCGCTGCCAAGTTGGCCCTGTAGATTGTCAGTTTCAAACTGGTCAGCTTCTAGCAGTCTGACATTCAGGCGCACTGGTGAACGCCAAAACGGGTTAGCGCTGGTGTACTTAGTGAAAAACGCCTCGCCATCGCGCGGCACTGTTTCGCCAGCGGTCGCCAGCTTGTTTTGAATTTCCGCCTCCTGCCACCACTCATGGAATAGCCGCATAACAACGGCTGATAGTTCACTGACGTCCTGGCGATCCAGCATGTTGCCCAGATAGGTAATTCCAGGCGTTGGCCCGCTGCCAATGGTGTAATTAGCAAGCGTAGAAACGATGCCTCGGGCGTAGCTGTTGTTGGCAATTTCGTAGCGGCTACGTTTTCTTAGCTGCCGGCGCACATGGGCATTGTTAGCACTTTTAGCCGATAGGTCGTCTGCCGCTGCCCAGTGCCGCTGGTTGTCGTAAGTGGTCTGGGCTGCGTCGTACTTCGCTCGTACCCTGACCAGGCGTGTTTTGGTTTTTGGGAATAGGCGCCGAAACAGGTTTATCAATTGGCACCTGGCGGCACTATCCGCGTGTAACGCAGCCCTCGATTTTTGCGCCTCGATGCCTTTTTGGCCTGTATATATTTATCGGCTTCGATGAGTTCCGACAAACTGCGCTGGGTAACGGTTACACCGTCTACGCTGGCAGACTGTGGGTTCTCTGCTGCGTTCTCTATCGTGGTTTCGAGGTCGCTGGGGTTGCTCATGCCCCAAGTTTTTGAAATAGGGCAAGGCTAGTCAATTGCCTGGCGGCTTATCTTTCAACTTTGGGTCACCTGTGACCAACTTGCCCAAAATTTTTTCCGTAGTGGCTATTCGCTGGCTACAGTTTCGGCAAATCCTGACGCGCCTGCGGCCCTCGCCATAACTACGGCTTTTGTGTACCCGCAAATCAGCACAGCCGCACTTTGGGCAGGTCAGACCCTGGCTCATGGGAATTCCTTTTTAATTTTCCAAGTCCCTTGGCTGGAAATTATTTACCGAGTATGTCGCTTGGCTTGCTGCTGCTCACGCCAGCTCACTTTTTGCTTGTGCTGCTTGACGGTCTGGCCTGGCAGGGCTGCCCCTAGAAAACTGGCTGCCACGGCTGAACCTACCAAACCGTCAAACCATTCATTGTCGCGGTTTGGCCTTAACTTCCATTCCAGCACACGCCGGCCCGTTGACTCGCTGCTAGAGTCTATGGCGTACTCGCTGCTTAAATGGTCGGCTAGCATAGCGTGAGTGTCTGGGCGATCCCCAAACACCGTAATACCTGTTTTGTCGTCGGTCGTCTTAATTCGCTGGCCTACCACAGTTTTCCACTGATTCACATCACAAATCAAATGCCGCTGATTTCTGCGGCCCAGCTGCGTTTTCCAGCCTGGCCCTACTTTGTCGCTTGGCTCACGTTTCCAACTTTCAATCGGCGCTGTCGTCGCGCTGACATATCTACCGTGCCAGGGCATCAACCGGCCTGCGCCAAGCGTTCTGGCTACCTGGTAGACAATATCCGTGCTGGGTTGCCAGTTGGCATCAATGAGCAAAAGGTTAACGCTGGTTGTGCCGCGAGTCTGGTAAGCATACTGCTTGGTCAGCAGTCGCTCGCTGATTTCGGTAATACCTGCCAGCAGTCCATGCTGTACCGTTGCTACGCCATAATGCTCTTGCAGCGTCTTTCTAATGTCCTGCTTGGTGAAATACTGCCGGCCTTGCTCGGGCCAGCTGCCATAATCGATAACATGCCCGCGCAGCTGCTGATCCCAGGCGGCCACCAAATAAAACAGGGCATCCTGCTGAACGTCGCAAAATGCGGTTAGCTGCTCAGCCCAGTCTGGCACAAATCCCCGCGGTATTCCGCTCAGCTTTTTACCGATGTCTGCCGGCACTAAAGCAAACGCGTTTTCTACGTCCTGACTACGCGGGCTGTTTTGGTATTCACTTAAAAAAGCGTCCTCATCTTTGGCCCACAAATCCATCGCGTACTGGATCGCGCTTACTTGGTCGGGTTCGTGCCGATATTCCCAGGCTACTTGACACCCCGCGTCGGCTGTTTCTCGGTTCGCTCGGTAGTAGTCGTTCAGCTGCTCTAGCGGCTGCTCTAGCCGGATTAGCTCGTTGCGTTTGTCCCTGTAGCCTCGCCACCAGTCCATATTGTCTGGCATCCGGTAAACCAGCTTCATTAGGTCGCCGCGCCAATCTGGGTTTCGTTTGCGATCCAGGAGCCTGGCCGCTAGGTCATCTTGCTGAATTACCGTAACCGCCGCAAACGCTGCCAGTCGTTTTCTTGCCCCACCGAGTCCTAAAACCGCACGGCTCGTTGTGCGTTCTCGCTCAGCTGTGCTGTGGGCGCTCTTGGCGCTGCGTTCGGTCTGCGGGTCATCGAGCAGCACCAGTTCAGGGCGTATGGTAGTACCGTCGGGCAGCTTATCCGATAAACCGCGTATCGCTCCGGTAATGCTTCGGCAGTACAAACGCGCGCTGCTGCTGGGCGCTCCTGGCACAGTTGGAAATACCAGCTCCTCCCGAGTCCAGCGTATTCTGGTTTGTTCACCATCGAGGGTTTGGCCGCCAGTTCGATGGTTAATTCCCTCTAGCCTTTGAATCGGGTAACACGCTTCAGGAAAGTCGCCGCTCAGATTCTCATCGGCCTCGATGGTTATTTTTACGTTGTTGGCGATCTTGATACTGTCGGCCTTAGTCGCTGCCACTACCACCACAAACTTACAATGGCCGTACAGGATAGCCCACAGCGTCGCCCCAGTTATCAGGGTGGTCTTGCCCTGCCGCCTGGGCATAGCCAGGGCGTACTGGCCACCGTGCAAAATTACGTCCTGCATTACGTCAATAGCGCGTAAATGGTCGCTCGACCATGGCAAATTAAAAGTCTCTTTAAGGTACGTTTCCAAAAACAGCTTTAGGCTATCTTTGCATCTGGCCCGCCTGGCTGGATCGGCTACGGTTGGCAGCGGCCCTATCTCACGACTGCTCTGCGCTCGCTCACGGCTGCGCCTAGCCATGTCCTCTTTATGCCGCTGGTACTGCTCGCTGGTCTTATCAATCGTCGCCACTAAGCACCTCAATTTCAATCACCAGTTGGCCCAGCTTCATAACGTCGCCTCGCTTAATCGTTAGCTCATCTATCTGCTTGTCGTCTGCGTAAACGCCGGCTTTGGCCAGGGCATCTAGGGGCGCTTTGAGCAAGTTATCTAAGTCCCTTGCTCGCTGATCTGGCGGGTTAGCTGTGATGGTTACGCGCAGCTTGCCGGTCATCGGCCTGGGTGCGCCACGATTGCAAGCAAACACGGCCAGCAGGGTATCAACTCGGTACTGCTTGCCCTTTGCGGTCAGATAGCGGTATTTGTCTCGGCTGCCCCAGTAGTGATTGTTTGAAGGGGGCCAGGGTAGGATTAGCTTCATGTTTTCACCTGTAATGCGCTGACCAATAAACCTTTCCGTTCCTCCCAATTGCACACGCCCGCGCCACCAGCCTGTATTTGCTGGTTGTGCAGTGGCTTGGCCTGGCTGTGGAATTGCTGCTACCCACGCCCGCAAATCTGCACCCTGGGGCGATGCCTAGCAAATGCCCAACTACACCCCTGGCCGCTTGCAGCTCGGCCTCACGTTTTGCAAACACATAAGCAGCTTGATCTGTGGCCACTTCGGCTGTACCGGCCTGTTGGCCAAAACACTCGGTAGTAAACAGCCCCAGAACAAACGCCAGGGCGATTAAAATGTTATTGGCCATAGTTACTTATTTCTCCATGTTGAATATTCATGTTCTATTTGTATTTGGCACAAAATTCCTGCTTTGAATAACCAACTATTATCAGTTGATTTTTCTAAAACTACCTGACCTGTAGCTGCCGCTGCCGATAGCTCATCCTCAAGCAGTCGCAAGCATTCACCTACCTCACTACAGCGTCGCCACTTGTGAAACCTCAGCATCTCCAACAATAATACTTCTTTTTGACTGTCACCAATTCGTGAATACCACCTCAGCGATTTACTAAGATTTTGCTTTAGTTCTTCAATTTCATCGGGAAACATCTACGCCACCTCCTCTGCTATAACTTTTTAGCTTCTTCCGCCACAACAGCGTTAACAAATTTCATGTATTCTTCGTGAGATAGTTGGCCAGACTTAACCAACTCAGCTTTTTCCAAAAAACGCCGGTAAGTTGCACCCAGCCATCCAGCCACTGGCTTGTAGTTTTCCCGACGCTGTTTTACTTGCTCTTTAAACTGCTTGATTTCGCTGTACATTTCTCGCACTGGCTCAGGCTCTGTTTTTGCCATGCGTTTGTTTTTTAGCTGCCTTGCGCCCTCGATAAGCAAATAGATATAACGCTCGCGCTCGTAGTTGGGCGGTACGTTTTTGCGGCCAGTCTGCCAATCGGCTATAACCTGCTCGCAATCGCAAACATCTTGGGTCATCAGCCCATTTAAGTAAATTCTTCTGGTTTCCTGAAACGTACCGAGGTTACCATACCACTCGATCCAATCGGGAAAAAACGCTCCTAGTTTTGATATAACTTCTTTTGCTTCTTGCTCGGTCATTTTACGCTCTCCAAAAATCGTTTCATTGCATCTTCTTTTCTTTTTTGTTTTGCATCCACAAACTCTGTATGCCCTGGCCCGCCTCGGTTTGCTTCTTTCGATAGCCAGCCGTTTAAAAACTTCTCGATGCCGCTTCGGGTCTTTCGTCGCTTAGGGTTAGTGGCGTGCCACGCTGCTGCGGCCAGCAGATGCTGAACTACGTCAATGTTTGGGTAAAACCTTTTGAAGTTTTGAACTAGCTGAACGCTGGGGCTGTATGGGCCAGGATCTGAACCAATTAGTTCAAACACAATGCCCGCGTCGTACGGCTTGGACGCTTCTTGAAGCTCCAAGCTATCTCCCTGTTCCCCTTCCCTGTTCCCTGTTCCCTGTTCCCTTTCCAGCACTGATCCTTCAGTGAGTCCTCCGTGAGTACTCCGTGAGTCTATGTTTTGCCCTGATTTTCCCTGGCATTCTTGAAAAGATTGCCTCAATTTACTGGGCGTAGGGCGATTTATTACCTGATGCTTTTGAAAAGCTAACACCAGGCCAATTTTGCCTTTAAATGAATGCTCAGCAATAGCTACATAACCTATCCGTGATAACTCCGTGAGTCCTCCGTGAATCCTCTTGCAGTCCTTTTCAAACGGGAAAACATCCCCACGAATCAAGGCTTCGTCTGCCTCAAAATACCCCTCATCATCGGCCATATTTAAGAGTGCAATAGCCAGCAGGCGGGTAAATTCCTTTTGCTGTGCCAAAGTCTTGTTTCGCCAAAACTCCGGCTTAATCGTTCGTATCCTTGGCATGGTTAACTCCAACAAAAAAACCGAACCCAGGGGGTAGCTGATCCCCTGAATCCGGTTCCTGCGCGGTTGCCCGCGTTGTTGTTCTCTAGTCGCAGCTACTCGACGCAAATATCTTAGCTTTTATCTTCCGGCTTTTCCACTACCACAATCTCCTGTCGCAACACCTTAACCTCCTTTGGTGCCTCAATTGCAATCCTTACGGTATTGCCCTTGATCGACACGACCTCAACGGCGATGCGATCCCCAACAATAATCCGTTCCCGTACCTTGCGGCTCAAAACTAGCTTGCCCATGGTTACTTCCTTGTAAAAAACTGATAACTAACTGGTAACTAAAACGCCCCGATATAACGCCTCGGGGCCAGGGCGTCATCACCAATCCCTGCCGCGGTTACTGCTGTCGATACGCGCACTCACGGCTAGCGCAGTCGTTTGGCAGTCCCTGCCGGCCAGACCAGGCCCGTTGCACTATTTAGGGTTAAACTCGCCGCACCAATCAGTTGGCACCACCCAGGGCCACACTGCATCCTCGCCACCTTCCTCACGCACTGGCGGGTTTTTTCTGCACTGCCCTACGCCTGGCTCAAAATCGTCATAAAACCGACAAGATTCACAGGCAATGACTGGCTCAGCCTCAATAATCTCTAGCCACTCATCATCGAGCGACACTACGTTAAGCAGCTCCGATAAGTTCCGAACCAAAAACGTATCATCTGACTTAATTATCACATCGTCGTCTATGTCCAAACTAGCCTGATCTTTACTGCCTGGAAATCGTTCTGAAAATTTAACCCACCTCATCTATCAAATCCTCCAGTCGTTTTTGTGCTGCCTGAATCGGTTCAACGTCTACTACCTCGTCCTCAGCCTGCATCCCCAGCAGCAGCTCGGGGCAATGCTGTCGGGCAAAAAAACTAGCTGATCTGTAAATCAGCATTTGCTCGGGCATGGTTTTCCACTTGCTACCCTCTTTGTGATACCAGCCCTCAGCCTTGGCCATGGCCAGGTCAACAATGGTTCCCTCAATACGCTCGCCAGTAGCTCTGTCTTTGGTAACTACGCGGCAGCCGTAACTATCCTGGCCCCGCGTACCACTGAACACATAGGTAAGTCGCTCGAATTGCCGGCTGTTGTTAATTAGGGCGATTAAGAATTTAGCTTCCCAGGCTGGTTTGCCATGAATGATCGCCACATTTTGCATGACCATGGTTGGATCAAAACCGAACCTACGGGCTAAATTCATGGCTATGACGCAGTTTGGTACGTTGCCCTTGAATGCCTTTGGGGCAAAATCGCTACTGGCTAGTAGCCTGGCTTCCCGCTGTGCAAATTCAAAAGCATCTTTTAGGTGTGCTAGCTGCCTCTCGGCCCTTTCTAGCGGCTCGGTTTGTGGTTGTTCAATTAGCTCACTCATTTATAAACCCTCTACCTTGCTGATTTTTTCTTGCCAATGTCACCTGATTCCAAAACCGGCTTACAGCTTCTTTTGATGTATAGCGTATCCCGCCGTAAAATACGGTTTCTAGCTTGACTCCACTTAGCCCAACTTTCATCCACCTATAGACGGCGCTTAAATGGTATGGCTTTCCGTTTTTTCGCCTCGGCAATTTTGCTGGCAAATCAATTACTTCTATTAATTCTTCACTGAATAAATCAATCACTTGGGCTGGCTCCTGCGAAAAACTCGAAACGTAGATTCCTCGACGACATAGCTTTTGCGCGTCTGCTGCTTGTAGCTCAGCTTGACGCCGTTGGGCAGCTCGACCAGCTCGGCCCCGCCCATAAGTTGCAGCAGCTGGTTTTCTAGGTAACGCTTCTTGGTTTCCAGGTCGCTTAGGGTATCCTTGATCTGCGTTAGTTGCTGATCTAATTCCATGGCAGATATGCCCTGCTCGTAACCCATAGGCATGGCTTCAGCTGTCCACTTAAACATGGTGCCGATGGCTCGCCTGGCCGATTCGCTCGCGTCCACAGGTGGCGGCTGGTGGTTAAGTAGATTTTCCCAGAACAACTGCTCACGCTGCACCATAAATTGCTGGAAACGCTCGTTAGGCTCAACTTCGTGAATGACCAAACGCTGGCCACCAATCAGGATCGCCAAATAGGCTCGGCTGGCACCTGTAACGCACAGTTCATGCTGTACCTGTACCTGATAGTTCAGCGGCACTTCCTCAGCTGTGTCGCGATTGCTGGTAGTCTTGATCTGAAGAATCTGTTCACCGTCATCGAGCAGCGCATCAGGTGTACAGCCTTGCCAGTTGCGTTCTGGGTGCCGAATAATAGCTGACTGATCCCACAGCTCTACAGGCCGGCCCAGGCGATCTGCCACCTCGGTAGCTATCACTGGCTCCAGCTTCTGACCCCACAGCATGGCCTCGCTGGCCTGTACTGGCTCGAGCAGCCCCAGCTTACGGGCATAAACTTCTATAGCCGACGTATACGGGCAAGCGCCCATGATCCCAGCAGCATCGCTGCCGCCAATGTAGGTCGCGCGGTTAGCGGCCCACGCCTCGCGGCTTCCAAATGTTTCGACAATTCCTAACATGCTAAACCTTTCGTCACTATATGGTGACAATCCAAGTAAATAAAAAGCTATTTCCTGCGCTCGTCTGCTCGCTGACTCAATTGCTCAACATCTCGCTGGGTAAACACATAGGCACCACCAATAATCTTTGGCCGCGGCCTTAGTTTGCCACGCTGTACCCACTTCCTTACCGTTGCAAGGTTAACGCCAATCTTGGCAGCGACGTCTTTGCTTGAAAATAGCTGTTCCATATGCGGGTTATATCGTCACTATACGGTGACAGCAATAGTGCTTTCTAAAAATTACGCCTTCTGTATTCCAGTCGCCACAATGTTGATCTGCAAAATGGCTGTCGTCTTAGCATGGCCCAGGATTGTGACGTAATCGTTTGTGGTCAAATCGGCAAATGGTGCGATCCCGCCCACTGCGTTTGAAACGTAGTATGGCGATCCTTTGACCAGGGTTCCGCCAATGTTAATTTCGCCATCGGTTGCGATGAGAAAGTAACCATCGGTACTGGCTGGCGTCAGCGCAATCCCGAGCGCCTCAGCCTTCGCTGCTGTATCGTTGGCGTCGGCTCTCAGATATTTGCCTGTGCTGCTGCTGCGGTACACCGGCTGCCCCTGCGTAATTGATTCGCCGGCCTGTACGGTCAGGATTGTCGTCGCTTCGGCACTAATCGCCACGTTTCCGGCTGTAATGCTTACATCAGCCATAACTTACCCCCCTAAAACAAACAATTGCTAAAAATATGACCGATTCGCTCGACCTTTTCCCTCGACCTTGCCCGCCGGAGTACCTTTTAAGGCCTCTAGGCGTCCTTCAGGGCGACTCTGGACACTACCCAAGGCCCGTAGGCTAACACCTTCTTAGCACTCTCTGTACGCAGGCTCCAGCGATGCTTATCCACCGTCGCTACAGCAGCTGCGTTAGGTGTCCATGTTGCTCGCCTGTTACCTGTGCCGCCTATCGTTATGCTCGCATGGGCCACAACTTGTAGGTCGGTATTGTTTCGGCTTTCGATACACACTTCCAGATTACCTTGGGCTGACAAATCAACGGCTGCATCGTTCGCATCGAACACATCTACACTGACTGGGCTGCGATCCCCAACAGCGATGTCAATGGTTGTGCCTACTACTCGCTCGGGCGCCTGGGCAGATAGTGGGCTGACAATCACAGTTGCCCCGCCTGTGCCAGCTGCGTCACTGATCTTCTCCAGCGTATCACTTGCCGAACTCCAACTTGCTCCTTTTATCTCCGTGAACGCTGCTGTAACGCCGCTGCTTGTTGCTAGTCCTGCCTGCATTTCCGCAATAGTCCACGTCAAATTTGGAATCATGACGTAGGCACTCGTTGTATCTGGCACAACTGCCCATTGCCCCGTTGCGGATCGAGTTCTGGTGGTCGCCACCTTGGTTGAGCCAACATAATCTTCTACAAGTGCGACTTGATCTTGACCAGTTCCGCTGCGAATAAAAATTAGCTGCCCGTTGTAAGCATCGTCGCTGGTCGAGGCACTTGTGTTGAGCGTGATCGTTGTGCTGCTTCCTGCTTGTGCCAAGCCTTCGTTGACTGACTGGCGACCGGCATCGGCTAAAATGACAAACTCACTGGTGTTATCTGGATTGACTCTCCA